AACACAGAAAAAAAAAAATAAATGCCTCATCATAAACAATCGCCAGAGATTAGAAAAAAAGTAGAATTGTTGAAAAAGGAGTTAAAAACAATTCTGGAATTATCTTCTGCTTATCAAAAAAAATATCGTTCTCTAAAAAAAAAGGACGATATAATTGATTTTGGAAACTCAGTTCTCACAGGAACAGCCATTATCTGTATTGTTGTAGGGTTCGCCAATCCTATAGCTCTCATTTCTGCAGGTGTTTTGAACGGCGTGGCTTTCGTAGCAAATAGAGCACAAGCACAATGGAATTTGAAACATAGGTATAACACACATCGCACGACGTGGGAACAGTATAGCTCTCTTGCGAGAGAAATCACGACTGTGCTACACAAGAATAACTTAACAAGCGAACAATACGGAGATTATTTAGAAGAAGTCTATGCTAAAATAAGCTTGATACAGGATAGTCAGTTATAGGCTATTATTAATATGTTTTTTTGTTCTTTGATGTCTTTTTAATCTATATTTTCTTACATTACATTTACAAGCATAACAAAATATCTCTTGCTTTTGTTTTTGTTGTAGTTTTTCTTTATTTTTTTCTTTATAAGTTCGTTGATATTCTGCAATTTTTTCTTTATTTTCATTTCTATATTCTTTAGCATACTTCAATATTTTATCTTTATGTTTTTCATAATACATCTTTACTGTTTTTGCAGTCTGTTCTTTATTATCAATTCTATACTGTTCCTTAGTTCTTCCTGCTACTCGTATGTTAACACAATTTAACTCTCTAATATATTCACCTTCTTTTTTACTCAGTTCTGCCTTACTATTACAAGGGTAGTCTTCAAGTAAAACTATTTCAACATCATCGTAACATACAATTTTACTTGATGTAATACAACTACCTCTTTTTAATGACTTTTTATGTTGTCTTAGTCGTTCTTTTAATGACTGTATAGTTGAACCCACATATACTTTATCAGTCTGTGAAGACCTTAGTATATATATTTTTGACTTACTATAGTCGGGCATTTTATATCATATACTTTTTACCTTTAAGTCCATAAAAAATTCACAGAGTAGTAGTTTGCACTTTCAGGGTTTTTGTAGGTAAGTTTTCCTTTTCCGTCTCTAATCCTCATAGCACGAGCCAGATACCTTCTCTGCCGGTCCTTATCGCCGTGGTCCTTGTGAGAGTAGAGACCAAGCCCTGTGCTGTCTTTATATTGTTCCATATTAGAAGCCCCAAAGTGTATAGTCTTACCTTTAGGAGAGACTACCTTATATTTTTTATTCTTCCTCGTGCTTTTCTTAAAAATAGGCATCCAAGTTACTTTCATTTTCCGTTTCACTTTCGTTTCACTTAACTTTGTTTTATATTTTAATCCTCATATAAAAAAATTTTAAATTAAAAAATAGAAAACGGAAAAATTTTTGATTCACAACTTTTCAGAGATAGAATTCGGAAAAATAAATTTGGTTTTATCTGCCACTTTGATTATATATATAAAGAAAGTGCCAGAAAAAGCCAAAATTTTTAAACTAAAAAATTAAAAACAAATAAATTTTTTCTTCACTTTCTCTTTAATTCGTTCATTAATCACAAGTTTTCCGTTCTCAACCTCAATCAGAGTATCAATGAGAATAGCCAGAATATCCTCCAAAAACTCAGGCAGATGGAGAGAAGATTTCATAGCCTTTATCACAAAAGCCTTCTTTTCAAGCCCTTTTAGCTCCTCGCTTTTTCCCACACTCTTCATTAGAGTTAAAAGAGAGTTCATAAAGATTTTTCCATCAACTTTTTCCATATTTATTTTTTTATACAAGATATTTATTTTTTTTATAAAAAAAAAACTTAGTGCTACACGACACGACGAAGGCTAGTGTTTCACGACACGACGAAGTCTAATCATCATAAGAGTCATATGCTTCTTCCAATTGTAATCCTAATTTCTTTCTAAAAAGGAGTTTCATCGAGAAGTTCTCGTTATAACCCATGTACACTGGATATCGGTCACCCCAAGTTGTTTCCCATAGGGCATTTACATTAATATCACGGAGCGGAAAAGAGGAATTCAGATCCACAAACCGCTTCCATCCCACACCATTGTATTGTATTTGGTCTCTGGAATTCAATTGCTCTGGAGGCAAAAAATCAGTTACAAGAGTTCTAGTCACCGCGTTATTGTTATCGGTCGGATTATACTCTGGATTGACTGGGATAGTGCCTGTTTCAAAGACAATCGTTTCAAAATCGTTCCAGAGAGCCAGAGTGGAAAATTCTTGTTCTATTGCAAGAAAAGGGTTTCCGCCAATAGTGACATTATTCGTGCCTGAAAAATTAACGTTAAACCTATACAGTAATTCTCCAGCAATAGTTTCTTCCAAAGTGTTCCAAGAAGGAAAGAGTTCATACAAGTTCAGGTTCATATACACCTGAATAGTAGGTGGAGGAGGAGCAGGGTCGAGAGGACCACCAGTATTGTAGTCTGTAGGAGCATACAAGGTACAGAGACGTGTTTTAGCATCAAACTCCACAAAAGGCGGATGGGTAGGAGGCGCTAAAGGCTCTAGCGCCTTCAAATCTGTAAAGGCATCTGCTAAGGATTGGTTAAAGACATCAACAAATTCCTTATAATTCCAGACAACAGGACTGTTGTAGAGGTAATTAGTGTTGGTAGAATTAACGGGGGCTTCCAAGTATTTCCTAATAACAGTTCCTCCAAACTCCATCGCCACTTCAAACTTTTTTACCTTGCTTCCAGGATTGGTCTGCGGGTTCCAGTCTTGGTCTGGCGCTCCAGTCAAAGCACCGCCGTCCGGATTCCAAATCATAATAGGAATGAACTCACCAGGTAAACTGAACCTCGTTACAGCAAGTTTGTATTTGTCTGGTTCTTCGACGATGGGGTAGGAAGACTTCTCGTTAAATTGAATAGGCACAGCAGGTCTCGTCTGATCCTTATTCACAAATTCCACATTATAATAGATGTTGTCATTGGGCATGAGAGGCGGTTTAGATAAAGGAACACTCATCTTTTTTTTTTGTTGTATTGTTTTTATATATTACTCTACAAAAAAAAAATTTAAATTAATCTTCGCTCAACATAAAAGAGTTGTAGCACTCACCCAAAAATCTGGAGAATAGTGTTTGTTATTCTTCCACAAGCCGTTAAATTTCTCCATACTGAAGTTACGAAGCCTCACTCTCAAGGAAGCGTACCTTCCGCACGAATTCACGTCTTCTAAGTTTTCTTGTAGCCTTTCTCTATTAGATTTCACCTTGTAACCGCTCTGCTGAATTAAGTGAGTGAGATGAGGCACTATCTTACCTTCGTGTATTCGTTTATGGAACTCGTTATCTGTGTTTAGCTCCTCGTCAATTGATAAACCATATGAATCATAGAACTCTAAGGTATTTTCACTGGTTTTTAACAACGTCACCCAATGCCCAAAATCCTCCGCCGTTTGATACAAGATAATACAAGCATCGTACGGAGAAAGGACTTCATCAATATTATTCACGCCTTCTAAGTCCTCGTAAACTATGATATTCGTCTTTCCGTCTGCAATACGGAGCATATCATTTGCGGTCAAAGGGTATTTTTCTGCATCAACGATAATAGAATCAATGCCCGTTCCTACTCGGTGTTTCTTAATACTTGCTTCTATTACTTTTTCTTCGGACATTTTTTTTATAATTAATACTAATATAAAAAAAATTAAATTGTTTTCTGACTGTATAAAAAAAAAAATATATTCTTCTTAACACTCGAAAACGGATATCGGTCGGAGCCGTGTTCCCACTATCATTAGATATTAGAACTTTAGATTAGAATTTTAGTTTTTTATCCTTCATCATCACATAAGACATACGCTCCCTTCTCATATAATACGAACATAGGATAGGTCTTGTATAGGGTAACCCATCTGCTTGGTAGAGCCAGTATCCTTGATATTTGTTTCTTACTTAATCCAGCATAAAATTGTAAAAACCTTTTAACGTGAAAACTGCTTCCAGCCTTAGGAAAGAAAGTAACCGATGTGGACTCATTTAGTAGCCTCCGTGTGCTATTATAGTTAGCTATTATGTGCGAAGTACAGAGCATGCGACACTCGTAGTGTCTTCCTATCTCTAACATTTCATCCCTTAAGCTACACACAGCCTTTCTTACCCTTGTATCTGTGATTGTATCTACGTCATCATAAATAACCACACTTTCAGCGAAATCTTGTGGCTTCATTTGTGTTATATTAAGATCTAAAGGAACTCGTTCAGGTTCAAATTTATCAAGGGCTTTATCAAAACCCACGCTTGAAAATACATATACCTCATCGTCGGGATACATTTTTCTGTATTCTTTCAACCAATTACCGCAATAGGTTGATTTACCCGCTCCTGATGGACCTGAAACATACAACTTTTCTACCACTTTTTTTTGTGGAAGGGGAATCATTTTCCCCGTTCTCAATCTTATGCCCCTCTTTGTATTCTCACGAATATCGTCCATAGCCTCCTTCCAAAACGCCTTTAACTCTTCCTTTTCAGGCTCGTGCTGAGTATCTATTGCTGATTTCAATTCAACGAGGTCTTGTTTCTTCATAGTCTTGGGTAATTTCTTATAAAAGTCCTTACTCAAGTAAGTGCTTACGCTCTCTTTTCCCTCTCCAGGCACATCAAGATAGACAAATTTGCCGTCGTTTTCTCCGCCCTTTACACGAGCCACTTTTTTTGATCCGTCTGTTTTAGTAAACGATAACATTCGTTCTTTCTTTATTATACTACAATTATTTTAATTTTTTTTTTTTATGTCAAGTTATTATAATAAAAAACAAACTATAAAAAATGATCCAATTACGAGAGAGAGTTAATGTCCGACCCTTTGCCGATGCAGACGTGTATTCAACCTACGGAACTTTGATTGGAAGGAGAGAAACGAAGGCTGAGACTTTGGTTCGTCTCTCTAAAAATAATCCCGTGAGGTCGAGCGATAGTCTAATGAGAAAGGCTGGTTGGAAGACTTATGCTGATGTACCAGCACCTAAAGCGAGTCCTGCTGAAAAGATGTTGGCTAAGGATCTTGCTGATATCAAAAGAGATATTGACGGTAAAGTCGTGCTGGAGCATCCACAAGACCAAGTTTATGCCCGTGCGATTGCTTACCAACAGGGTCGTCCACGCATTCCTTCTAGCCAAGCGGTCAATAACCAAGTATTACCCTTTAAGAGCGGTCGAGCGAGTAAGTTTATCTACACGAATGAACCTAAAGAAACAAGACAGGGTATAGCCATTTTACAAATAAATACTGGCTTTAACAGGCTTTGAGGAGATTGTAAAAATATCTATAATTTTTTTTTTTATTGTAGTATAATAATAAAATGTCAAATATAAACAATATTGTGAGCGATAGACGAACCGGAACATTCAAGATTGTAGACCATAACCAGCAGGATGTACTTGAAATTGATGCGTCTGGAGAGTTGAAAATGGGTAGAGGAGCGAACAAGATGACTTTGGTTAATAACTCTGGAATACCTCAATTAAGTAGTGGAGGTGGAGGCGGTGGAGGAGGTGGTCCGCAATCACAACTGGAATTAGGCTCTGGAGTTCAGGAAGCACCCATCGTTGTTAACCTGCCTTGCGATTATAGTGAATTCCCTAATCCGACTGTGGCTAATTTAATTGTTACTATTGACAGCACAGGGCGAGTTAGACCCATTGGTGATAATGGAGATGGAGAGAGAACGATTGTGACTGGAGTTACTACTGAACCTATTGTTCCTGGTCAAACATCTATTAAAGTGGCGATTGGAGGTATAGTTAAGATGACTGTTTATAATCAATGTGTTGCTGGCGATTATTTAGAACGTAATAACCAAGGTCAAAGATTAGTCAAAGGAGCAGTCCAAGCGCAGGTTCGTGACCCAAATACAGGAACAGCTTATAACCCTGGTTATGGTGTATGTGCCCAAGCATTAACCAGCAGTCCAGGGGCAACTGATGGTAGTGCTAAAGTTCTCGCTATCTTACTACAAGAGCAGAATAGTTTTGTCTCAGATGGCAATGCTAACTAGCCTTCGGCGCGTGAAACGCTAATTTTTTTTTATAATTTTTATATCTCATAATATTATAAAAAACTCAATATGTCTTTGAACAAATTTACCAACATCTCAACCGGTTTTGAATTAGATTTGGATATCGGCTGTGACGAATTAAAAGCAAACAACATCACCACAGACAATATTGATGCGAATACTATAAACGGCGGACCAATAGGCGGTGTAACTAATCCTCTAACCTCAGACTTGAAATTGGGGGGCTTTGCTATTATAGAGCCTTTGGCGGCGGTTTCTCCTGCTCTCAATATTTCACAATTAGACCCTGCTAAAAAGATTGATTTGAAGGTGGGCGGTTTAGCGAAAGTGGAAGTAAAAAATAATGAGATACAATTAAATGAAAATTTGAATATGAATAATAATAATATCGATGATGTTAATGAAGTAAATAGCAGTAATACTTTATTATTAGGTAATAATGCGAATAATGATGAAGTTGCGATAAATCCAAATATTAATAGTGGTGTAGTTGCCTATGCGAGTGCTGGTAAAAAAATATCCTTGGTTGCTGACGGTGGTAATAATGTAGTAAATATAGAACCTACAAAAACAGATTTTTTAAATAATGTTGATATGGGCGGGAATGATGTTACGAATGTATCAACTATTGATATGGTTAATGATGGTAGTTCAGAGATAAGCAATGTATTTAGAATAAATGGCTCAAGTGTTAATTCACTATATATGATTGGTAATATTTTATCGGCTACGGCTACTAATCAAGATGTTATACTTAGATGTAATAATCCTTCGTCGTGTATCCGTTTTAGAGTAGGAACATCCGCTACTCCAAATAGGCTTTTTGTTTGTGATACAGAGGTTAAATCCTTTGTGCCTTTGGATATGGATAGTAATGATATTAATAATGTAGCAAATATTAATGTAGACGATAATGCAATAATAGAAAATACTAATAATGGTTATTCTTTAAGGAATAGCAGAGATGGTCCAACTGATAACATTTTTATAGCACCTACCGAGAATATATTTTTCAAAGCATTAAATTTACAAGATGGTGTGAATATGATATTTCCATTTCCTAATAATCAAATAGGTCATCCTTTTATTGGTGAAAAATTACAAGCACTATGGGTTAATAGTATTAACGGTTTCACTCCAGTTGGTGGTCTGTTTAGTGGGACATCAGACAGTTTAACTCTCTCCGCCTCAACTGTAGAACAAACTATTCTGCCTTTAACTTTTGTCGGAACTCTCTCTGTTCCTCCTGATGGCTTTCAAATCGGTGATAGTTTTCATTGTGTTCTTGCTGGTGATTTCGGCAGTCATAATGGCGATACCTTAACAATAAGGTTGAAAGCAGGTCCAGCCTCAACAACTATACTTGGAACTCTGGTTGTGCCGTTAAATAATAGTAGTGCTAGTTCATTTGAAACAGAGATAGATTTTCAAATAAGAAATGTCGGTGGTGCTGGTGTTGCTGATATAGTTACTAACTTTGATTTCACTTATAACCAGAGCGGTGGTGGAGGAGCATTCGTAGGAGAGAGAGGTGTGTTCCAAAACAATACAACCTTTGACACAACGGTGCTAAATACCCTTGAAATTACGGCTCAGTTCAGTTCTAATAATGTCGCCAATAGTATTAAGACAGTAGTTTCGAAATTGACAAAAGATTTTTAGACTTTGTCCGCGTGAAACGCTAATTTTTTTTATTTTTTATTTTTTTTATAAATGTAATATATAAAAAACAACAAAACTATGAGTTTAAACAAGTTTACTAGTACGGCAACTGGTTATGACTTACAGTTGGATGTGGGTGCAGATGAAATCAAATGTAATTCACTTGAGGTGGCTGGAGGTCCTGTGGCTGAGTTTCAGAGGATACCTGCTAATTATACGACTACTAATGGGGCTGTGGTGGGAATACCTACACAAAACTTAGGAGCTTTTCGGAGTGGCAATTATTTGAGGCTTTGCGATAATGTGCAGGTCACGATGTCAAACGCCAATACCTTTAACTCTTTTGCCCTAGAATTTGATGTCCCTTCCTATGTGCCTGCTTCAGGAGTGATAAAACAGTATGCTAACGGCAGCGGCGGTCGCCTTAATCCCTCACCTCTGCTGTATTCTGTTTTGAAGAAGGAAAGTTCCTATGTGCAGGGAAGCGGTCGTCTATCAATTATTTTCACTAAGGCTGATGGAGGGTTGTTTTCCTCGGCTGACGATTTGAACGTTTCATGGGACGTGGTGCTGTATTTACCCGACCCCTAAAAAACAAAAATTCTATTTAAAGAATTGAGAACAATTAAGAATAAAAAAGTATAATGACTGACAAGTTTCAGAGTGCCAAGATTTATATGATATGGTCTCCTCATACAGAAAAGGTATATGTAGGCTCAACTACTCAACGACTGTTATGTATGAGAATGGCTAAACATAGGAACTGCTACAAAAATTATTTGGAAGGTAAAATGAATTACCTAACATCTTTTGAAATTTTAGAATTAGGTGATGCTAAGATAGAACTAATTGAAAATTTCCCCTGTAATTCAAAAGAAGAATTACGTGCGAGAGAAGGTTTCTATATTAGGAAAGAGAATTGCGTAAACCGTTGTGTTGCTGGAAGGACAAGTAAAGAATATGCGAAAGAATATGAAGAAAAGTTTAGAGAATTAAGTAAAAAGCGATATGAAGAGAACAAGGAAGAAATTAGAGAGAATAGAAAAGAAACGGATAGGAAATATAGAGAGAAAAACCGTGAAATTCTGAGAGAAAGAAGTAGGAAATGGTGTAAAGAAAATAAAGATAGACGGAAAGAAATCTTAAGAAAATACAATTCTAAAAGAGTAAGGTGTTCCTGTGGTTGTTCTGTATCTTATAGTTATTTATCAAACCACAAAAAATCACAAAAACACAAACAAACATTATTAAACTCTTACAACATTTTTAATCACCTCTAAAAACTTTTTTTTAATTTTTTTTTATATTTCGTAATAATATAAAAAACTAAAACTGAAATGAGTTTGAACAAGTTTACCTCGGTTGATACTGGGTACGAGCTAAAACTAGATTTGGGAGCAGACGAAGTGAAATCAAATCAAATGGAGACTATCAATATCGATTTAACGACCATCAATAATCAGCCTTATCCACAGAATGCGCCTCCAGCAGGGTCGGTTTTTGATTTAGACCCTATAGTCTATGACCCATTACCAGTTACAAGTACAAAAGCTACAGACTTTTTAGTCTTGTCTGGCTCACCTGGAAATGTAACAGAGATTAAGACCATTAACGCCGCGCCTTACAACGGTTACAAACTTCGTATTGGAGTGACCTATAATAGTGCTACGATTGGGTCTGTTCTTATCAGAGGTGATGACCCTTCTCAAAACCCTGCAGAACAAAAATACCCTATAGTCACGAATGGAGCTTCACTTGATATTACATTAGGTCCAGTCAGTCCCAATAATTGGGTTTGGGTTGATTTAGTTTATGTAGAGAACCACCCTGCCTACGGATTTCCTGCTTGGGCTTGTAGCAATCTCCAAAGTTAAATTATTTTTTTTATAGAGAAAAAAAAAAATATTGGGTAGTATTAAATAAAATGACACACAGAACTCAATTCTTACGAAGAAAAGGATTAGACACGAAAGAGAGTTATTCTCTGGCAGAAATAAGCAAGATGAGTGGTGTAAAGAAAAACGACTTACAGGAAATTTATAATCGTGGTTCAGGGGCTTGGAAAACGAATATACAAAGTGTAAGAATGAAAGGAACTTTTAAAAAGAATGTAATTGCACCGAGGAGTGCTAAGTTAAGCAGAGAGCAGTGGTCAATGGCAAGAATTTATGCGTTTTTGAATAAGTTGGAGAGGATAAAAGAAGGTAAACAGAAGACTATGAATCAGGACCAAGATATTTTTAGGAAGTATTACACGTTTCACGGCAAAGCCAAGAAGTTTGAATGTAAAGTTAGATAATAGTACAATCGTCGCACCTTTCTTTTTCAGGTGGCGGAGACGAAGGTTTCTTATGTGGAAGTTCAAAACCTTCCAAAAAACCGTCTCGAACACTATCTTTGTAAGCCTCTACGGCTTTTTTGACTATGTCCTCATCGATTAAAGACATAATCTCAAGCACAATCTCCAATCTTTTTTGTGCCGATTTGTAATAGTATTGTTGCTTGTATTCTCCACTTGCTCTCTTCTCTTTAACGTTTTTTGCACTTGGTGCACGACATTTATCACAATACTTCGTTGTTTTACCCTTATGATTAGGGTTTAGATTAATGTAGTTTTCAGGTGTAGTGTCTCTGTAGCAACGAGGGCATTTCCTCTTATTCTTAATGTCTTCGGCATACCGCTCCCTTTTTGTCAGTCTCTTTATTGGAGAAAAGACTGAATTATCCATTTCCTTCTTTTTTTATTGAAGTGGTTGTTTCTTTAAACCCTTATTTACTATCAAAAATAGTTGTTAACAATTTTGGTTTTTTTGATTCACAACTTTTCAGAAATAGAAAAAACAAAGAATTCGGAAAAATAAATTTGGTTTTTTTGTGCATAACCATATGTATTATAAAGAAAGTGCACAAAAAAGCCAAATTTTGAATTATTCACAACTTTTCAGAGATAGAAAAACAAAGAATTCGGAAAAATAAATTTGGCTTTTTCTGCCACTTTGTATTATATATAAGAAAGTGGCAGAAAAAGCCAAATTTTAGAATTATTCACAGACAGTCGGAATTAAATACTCGTAAATATCGGTATTAGCCTTATTCACGAGTTTGTAGTCGGAAACCAATTTCCTCTTTCCTTTAACCATCTTCCTCTTCTTATTATGTTCTTTGATCTGGCTCATACCCCACGCTTCAAGCATTTGGTTCATCATTCCCAATTTCCCTTTAAAACTCTCCTTCTTCATTCTTTTCCTACACTTAAACACCGTCTTGATCTCATCAACCTTCATCTTCTCCATATAACTCTCCAATATCTCTCGTGTGACGACTGTCTCGTAATCGCAAGTTGAGTTCAATTTCAACTCCTCAACCATCTCGAGAATGAGTTTTGCTTTCTGTAAAGTGTCGCCTGACAACTCTAAATATTTTTGTCTGTCTCGTTTCTCAAGTAAAAAAGCGTAGGCTTTGTCTCTATCATCACTACCCATCAATCCTTTCTCTGTCCGAAGGTTATTGAACCTGTATTTCTGCCCTCTCGTACAAAAAATATCCCAAATATCGCTCTTCTTTTGAATCTCGGTTGTCGGAATAATCTGCTTATCGAAAATATATTTCTTTCTCATTAGTATTTCATCATCGTTCAACTTTTCAACCCCTTTTTTCCTCTTACTCTCAATAAAACGAAATATCTCTGTAGAAATGGTGGGTATAGTATCATAAGGCGTTTCAAACTCAATTTCTAAAGGCAAGTCTTCAAGGGTGTCAATATCAATATTCACTTCCGTTTCTATTTTATAATTACAAACTTTACAATATTCTAAAAACAAATCTTTCATCCTTGTGATGCTCATGTGCCATTCCAACTGATTAAAGTAAAAAAGATTTTTGAGCCACTCAGGCATCATCCGTTCTGAAAAGGGGATGCTGTACTCTCTCGTTTTAGTATCGTATTTCTCTAAAAACAATTTTTTATAAAAAGTGCTTTCTCCCATCCTTTTCTTTATCTCATTCATATCAATAGGGTAAGTAGCGGTGGTATTACAATTCGCCGTCTTTTCTTCCAAAAAGCAATAAACCTCATTATCAACGAGATGTCTAACCCGTAACATACCCTGAAAAACATCACGAATTAGGTTCTTGGAGGCAGGATTGCAATAAACGAACCCCTTGTGAAAAACACCTCTTATATTATAGTCTAGACCTACAGTAATCGTGGCTGTGTACGCTACAACGTGTGCCTCGCTCCACGATTCCTCAATATTCTCTAGATTATCCGAAGTTTTATCTCCCGTATATTCCTTTATAACCTTTTTAGGAAATTCGTTTCTCAAAATCGGAAGCAACTGATTCAAGCTTTTCTTACTTGTAAACATAATCCAGCACCTCTTCCCCTCTCTCAAACACTTTTTTATATTCTCAACCAAAGCTAAATAAGTAGGCAACAAAATCATCTTCCGCTCATCTTGTTTCCGTGTGTATTTGTAAATAGTAGGTGGTCCTACACCGATATCTCTAAAGAAGTCTCTTGTTCTGTTCGTCATAAACGCGTCTAGACACACCACCTTACTGGCATTCTTCAATATACTATGTAAAGCACTCATATTATCCATGTGCCTATCAGCGTTAGTGGACGAGGTACATTGGGTAAGGATCGCCTCACTTTCGTCTAATATGACTAAAAAGTTTTTACCCTCATCATACAAATCACGGTTCAACCTGTGTAAGCTCTCTATCTGAATACCAATAAACGGATGGTCTATGTCTTCAGTGCCTCTTCCTCGTATATCCAAATAACACTTAAAGTCTAAACCAGTCTCCTTACTCAATCTCTTCACAGCACTTCTCGCATATGAACGACGAGGAGTTAGAACAATAATACCTTCAAAAAAACTTTTTTTAATGAAATCGCATACACTAAACGATTTACCGCTACATAAACAACTTATTACAAAAATCAACTTACAAGCTATATCAAATATAGCGGGATTGATATATTTCCTCTGTACCATATCATTCTCGCTTTTATACTCTATATTATGACCTGTAATCGTGGTTAGAGTTTTCAAATTTTCCTTACATAATGCATCGTCTCGTTCTTTCTTTTTTTTCCTTATTTCTTCTTTTGTTAATTCTTTTTTCTC